CCAGTAGACTTGTTGGATATTCATGACAATTATATAAGATTTGGTCCACATAATCTAGCAACTAATAACTTTATTGTAGATGATGTATTCTGTATATTCTATATAGAGAATGGTATTGCAAGACCAATACCAAATTATAAAACGTTGGATGTCATGTTAGTGGAAGAAGGGCAAACATATGCTTCTATCATAGTAGCAGAGGAAGCAGATTTCACAACATTTGACATATCTTTAGATGGTACAACATTTATCAGTTCTGTGTCATCACCTTACGATGAATTCATAGCACGTTCAATGCCAGACAGATCATCTGAATGGAACTATGATATACGATTCAGAACTGGTTATCTACCGATATCTCCATTTGTCAGAGACCCAGGTGATTATATTTTACCTGTGACAACAACAGGTGTACCGACTATACAAGCGCAATACGCCCCGCGTGTATTTCAAGATCAGACATTCAATGAAAAAATGAGAGAAAAATTCGAAGGTCAGATGGTTGTTTTAGATTGGCCAAATTTGACCGGTAATTGGGATGATAATGAAGTAGCAAATTTCACTCCAGTACAATCCGATGATCTAGTTAACAATTTACGCATGATGGTACATGGTCATTGGAAACAAGTCACTGATGTATTTGTTATCAAAAAATATGCATATGTCAATGACTATGATATATCAAGATATGGTTCTGTAGAACCTGACCCAGCAAATGGTATAGTCGGAGCTTCGGGTCGTTATGGAGAGACTGGACTGATTAACATTTTATGTGATAATGGTGGTATCACAATTATAAGATCAATGTTACCAGAAGGAGTTGTTAGTACTAATCAAACTGATACTGCGTTGGAATTAGAGCCTGTATGGAATGCCTTTCCACATATCATAACATCTGATGGCGGCACTGATCCAGGAGATGACGGCAATCCGGGTCTAGATTTAGCTGAATATGATAATTACATAGATTTTGAATCCCATGGTTACAATATGTTCAGTAAGACAGAGCTGCAGCCATATGAACCAGCTGGATCTATTAAATATTATCCTGAAAATCGATTCAATGATTATACATTACAAGCCATACAACAAGGTCAAATCGATGCTATACGAGATTCATTGAATGATTTGTTTTTAAATACTGCTACCATATTAGGTTTGGCACAAATAAGTTATGATTCATATAATAGACCTGCTATAGATGAAATCAATGAAATGTTTGATGGTAATAGTGATATCTACAATGTATTGACAGTTACTTCGGGCCAATGGAAATTGAAACGATTGAAAAACAATGGTGATGTTGTCAATGTTGCTACAAATACCAATTTCTTTAGATGTTTATCAGATACAGGTCAAGCATTAGATGAGTTATCAGACAATAATATTGATGACATATTAGGTTTTGGTTGGGGACGTATTTGGAATGATAGTTTTAATGTAGGCGATACACCTGAGATATATGGTGTTCCACAATCAACGCCTTTGGGTACGGCTACTAATAATGCAATCGCTGATTTGATAGCTGATATAACTAATTTGCAAAATATAGATATTCCAGGATATGGTCCTCTATTAAGTAATAATATACAAATACCGACTGCTACAGTTGTAGGACAAATATCATCAGTAACTTCTCGTATCATTTCTACTGATATTCAAGGACCTACACCGAATAGTAATTATTCTGCACATGACACTACTAATCTGAACAGACGTACGTTGAGAGACTTATTATGGCGTAACGAATATATAGGTCTGTTAATATTTAATCAGATTAAAGACGAATTTGCTACATTCAAAGCAATAGCAGCTCTGATTGATGAATATCGATCCATAACCGGCGAGATGTTGTCCAATGCAACTGCAGTTATGAGTTACATTGATCAGACAATACTGACTGCTACAGATCCGGCACAAATGCAAACAGCTTATAATGCACTATCAGCATTAAATACGGTATTGAATAATCAAATATCATCTGGTATATTCTTTATACCAGCATTCTTACGATCAGAAGCAAAACAGTATCAGCGGCAAAATTTGATTGCACAATACAATGCGATACAATTGGTACGTAGAAGATTATTTACAGATACACAGGGAAAAGACTTCTTCTTTAATTTCCCAGGTCAAGCTACTACAGCGTTAAATAATGCTCAACCAAATGGTTTCGTTTATGATAATTATATAAGGAGCTAGTAGTGTCATTACAAAGATTTACAAATACAGATCAAATCATTTCAACGCCTACGACATTGGTAGCATCTACATGGTTACCTGAACACGTACAGTTATTGAATCCAACTACTGTGTCTGTAGTTCCGGATACTGGTATAGGCCTTCCTTATTTAGAAAGCAATTCTTCCATTGTAGTGGAAATGCAGGTCTATGCTCCATCTGAAAATGTTATAGATCCCATAGCAGATACCAGGATAGCTGGAGGAGTTATAACTGATTATTATATTGAAGGTAATGAACTTATAATCAATTATAATAATGAATTGGAACGAGTTGGTATTACACGAGGCGAATTTGAAGTTGTTGTTAATGTATATAGAAATATTTTAGGAGATAACACTTCACAACCTTTTATAGTTAGTGAGATATCACCAGACCGCAGAGAAGTGCATTTATCTTTGAATCCCAGTGCACAAATTTTTGCTACTGATATTAATAATTTTTTAAATATAGGTGTCACAAATGATTATATACAAAATGTATATCAGACAACTATAGATCCAACTTCAAATACTGAACAAATTGTATTTAATAATGGACTGCCAGTAGTCACTGATACATTAAATTATTCAGTAGCTGTTGATAATTTGTTTGTAAATTTTGGTGAAAACGAATTATATAGAATTATTAACAAAGCATTATGGACCAGTCCTACTGATATCATACTTCGATTATATCAACCACTGCCGGAGTCAATCGTAGAAGATAGTTTCTGTTTCATAACTGAATTGATAGCAGATTCAATAACAGATAATATTAATTTATCATTTCTTGAGCAACCGTTAATTTTAAATAATTTACGTGGGGCAAATTTTGAAAATTATTCAGCAGGAACAGTAACTGAGACTGACTTTGCATCATATAATGATATATTAGAAGGATCATTGTCAGTATCTGAACAAGTTTTAAATGCATTTGTAACCAAATCATTTGATGATAAAATTAAAATTGATTACAGTGGTTTACAAAATTTTGTATTTTATTCATCAGCTGAGCAGCGTATACAAAATTTTAAAACTAAATTAGAAACAATTGAATTTTTTGATCAACAATTAGGTTTGTTAAATGCAGCAAATTCTACTACAGATACTGCTCTTGCTACCAATATTAAAATATTACAAACAAAAAAGAATGATATTATTGGTAAATTCGATGGATTTGAGCGATATCTGTATTACGAATCCACCAGTAGTCTTTTTACAGAATTTCCTCATTATGTAAATGATGATATAGTTGTTGAAGGCGGGCTTATTGGAGCTCAGGAATATAGATTAACATCTTGGCCTAAGCGTATTGTGAATGGAAAATTTGTACTACATCATACGACATCTAGTTTATCAACTAATTGGTATAATTCAGCTATAGCCACCGGCTCATTGTTTGATATTGAAAATGATAATGCATTAGTAAAAACAATACCAGAATTTATTACAAATGACAGTAACAATGATCAGTATCTGAAATTTGTTAATATGGTTGGTCATCATTATGATATAATTTACGCATATGTAAATAATATAGCAGATATTTACAATGATGAACATCATCCAAAATTGGGCCAGCATAAAGATGTTTATTATGAATTAGCTCAATCATTGGGTTGGCAGTTAACAAATGGCAATCAAGCTACGGCTTTATCTCAGTATGCATTAGGTGTAGATTCTGGTTCTGGAGCTTTTGCTCAGACTGGATCTTTATTTTCTAAATCTAATGAAGAACTTACTGCTGAGATTTGGCAGAGAATGTATAATAATTTGCCTTACATTCTAAAAACAAAAGGTTCGGAAAGAGCAATATATGCTATAATGAACGTTTATGGTATACCTCAATCTTTATTAAGCATCAGAGAATACGGCGGTCCAAAAGTAGGAGAAGATCAACCTGTTCTTATTGAAGATAGATTTGCATATGCTCTTAAGTTTAATTCTGGTTCAAATTTAAATTTCTCAGCTGAATATGTGAGTTCTAGTTTGAATACGAGAGTCGGATCTTTAGGTATAGATAGAGGTGAAATACCTATAATAAAACGTGAATTTAGATTCAAACCCAATGTTAAATCAAGCATGCAGTTGTACAGCCGCGGCGGAGAATCTACTGGACTGATATCACAAATAGGTATTCAATATACATCATCTTATTCTGGTAGTGATTCATATGGTCGAATCATATATGCAGTTTCATCTCCCGATGATGGCACTAGTATATCCGGATCTACTGATTTCTTACCATTATATGATGGTGATATTTACAATTTGACTGAGTTTTATAGTACAACTGGTAATCATTTCAATACAGGATCGAATACCGACACAACATATACGGTAAGAGTTCAAAAAGCTTCTGATTTCATTGCAGGTAAAATTATTCATACTGGAAGTATTTCATTAACACCGTCTGATGGAAGTCATTATAAGTCATGGGCATCATCTAGTAATACAGTTAAACAATTTTTAGGATCATATCCTAATCTCGGAAGCAACAGTTTAGGTATAAGTTCTGGTATGCAGACACTTGGCGGATCTGAAATGGTCAATGCTTTTTCAGGATCGATACAAGAATACAGAGAATATATAGAAGTCTTTGATCAGAATTCATTTGATATACATACATTGAATCCGACATCATATGTATCATCGTTATCAGCTACTAGTTCATTTGACACATTAGTTAGACATTATCCACTCGGTACTGATCTAAATGCTGTAGATCGTAGTAGCGGCCCAGGATTGATTGTATCATCATCACATCCAGCACAAGACATAAATGATTTCAGTCCGACATTTGGTATTTTAGGTAACACCTTTGCTAGCGCATCAGGTTTTGAGACTCCGGTCAATACACTTCGAGGTAATTATGAAGTTATTGAAGAGACATATTATATAGATGGCTTGTCATTGGGAGGTGTAGTACCTAGATCAGAAAAAATAAGAATTGAAGATAATGAACTGATCAGTAATCTGTCACCAGATAGATCAGCTGAAACATCAAGATTTGATAGAGCTCCTTTAGATAGTAATAGATTAGGACTATTTTATTCATTGGCTGATCAGATCAATAAAGATATATTCAATCATGTCGGAGATGTAGCTTTAGATGATTTTGTAGGAGATCCAGATGATGAATTTGAAGATCAATATCCTGATCTATATCATTTTTCTAAACATTACTGGAAGAAATTTGTTCAAAGAAATGATCTTAATGCTTTCTTAAGAGTATTCACACAATTTGACTTTGGAATATTTTCACAGTTTTCACAAACAATACCAGAGAGAGTAGATGAAGTTACGGGAATTTTAGTCGAGCCACATGCATTAGAAAGAAGTAAAGTACGTATATCTAAGCAACCGACATTTGAAGATTTAGTAACAGAGACGGAAATTGCTGTAACCAGTTCTTTATTTGCAACATCCGATGTAATTAACATTCCTGAAGGATCGATTGATGATCCTACAAAAATTGAAGGTGAAACTAATTATCATCTCAGTGACAATGGAATGTTAGATCTAGGAAATAGATTTGGTCAAATTGAAACATATTTCTCAGCAAGTGATTATTGTACAATTGCAGTTTATCCGGTCGACGAAGAACCGTCAGCTACCGCTTCAGTTCAAACAATTTATTCAGTTAAGAATGTACCAGAATCATCTGAATGGAGCAATTTGAGTAATGTACTTTCATTAGATGATGTGACAGCTACATTGGCGACTATACATACCTCTTCAGCTGCTGATAGTTTAAGATTACAAATTGATACTTATTCACCATTTGAAACTGTAAGGGATTTTCATTTGGATATTGTACATGGTCAGATAGCAGATCCTAGTATATCTCCATTCAAGATCAATGCTGCAGTACTAAGTACTGTTAATAATCTAGCTGGTGTAAATGATACTAAGGTTGATAGATCAGGAAGTTTTGTCGGAAGAAACATTTTAGAAAAATCAATAATTGATAACTATAGTTCATCTTTTCTGCGGACCGATAGGATCACATTTGATAATATAAAAGTTGAGCCATTTACTAAATTGACATTTGATCTGAATTTTGCAATAACTGGTTCTTATACTCAGTCAATAAAAGTTGACAAGATATCAGTTATTGAAGATATAAATAAGGTATGTCATAATCTAGTTCAGCAGCAAGTATATGATTGCCGACCTAGTAACATTTACAAGAAGAAGATTTATCATTTTGGAAGTCAACAAAAAACTTTCAGTAATAAACAGGAATTAGAACTTGATAGATTTCTCAGTCAGTCATTAGGGCAATTCTATAGTAGTTCTCTGGAAACTGCCTGCTACATGGATGACTTCTTCACTGACCAGGAAAATCTTTTCTTTGATGGCTGTAAATTGACTGGGCCAGGTATTAATATTACATCAAATGTTAATTTACCGGGTATAGGAACATCGCCGGTCGTTGAAGTTTATATCACTAATCCTAATCAATTAAATTACACTAATTTAGCATCTGCTAATACAGCCGGAGGAAGTTTAGTTGTCAATACAACTGGTCAACCGCAAATACCTACACCATTTTCAGGTATCAATGTACCATCAGTAGGTGTCGTTGCAAATCCGGGCATATCAATTCAGACTAATAACAATCAAGGATTTGGAGGCTAATTCCTTGTTAAAGCATATTTATAGAAAATAAAACAGGAGTCATGGGATATTTAAACAATTCAACCATAACAGTAGATGCCATTCTTACAAAAAAAGGCAGAGAAGTACTCGCACAGGGTCAAAATCAATTCAACATAAGTTACTTTGCTTTAGCTGATGATGAAATTGATTATGATCTATATAATGTTGATCATCCTCTTGGTACAGCATTTTATGGAGCAGCCATAGAAAATCTACCTATCACAGAAGCTTTGACTGATGAAACACAGATGATGAAGTATAAGTTAATCACTTTGCCAAGAGGTACACAAAGATTACCAATTATCAGCGTTGGAGTATCAGCAATTAATGCCGCTTCAGGTGATACTTTTTCTATCACGCCAACCACTGCTAATTTCCCAGGAGCTAATAATAATTACGGATATACAGTTGTTATTAATGATTCCAATCTTGTGATAGGAAATGTCACTACTAATGCTCCTTCTGCACAGAATTTACCTGGATTGACAGCTACTACAGCTACATTTATAGGCGATGCTGGTACAACTTCACAAATATCTGGCATGACATTCAATTTTTCATTGATACATCCAAATGCTGGCACAGCTGGAGCAAGCGATAGACAGACTAGCATAACTATTTTTGGTAATGAGACGGGAGGATATATTACATTACCGATTACCATTAGAGCAAACCCATAATAACAAGAAAACACATAGTCACATGAGAACAGCTTTATCATTAGCAAGAGAACAATTTGGTAACAATATGCCAATGCATTTTGTATTACCAGGATATGGAGGAGGTGTTGCCCAAGCCGGAGCTGGTGCAACTAACGCAGTGCCTGTAGGCGCAGCATTTACTGGAGCAATACCTGGAGGTGGCCAAAATTTAGGAGCATTTCAGGGTTCACAAGCCTCTGGTAATATCATTTTCAATACTGGGGTATATACCGCCTTTGATCCAGCTAATGACATTTTAACTGATGTTCAGGAAGAAGTCACCAGAGGATTATTTTCTGGCAATACTGGTAGTTTAGTAAACATGTTTACAAGTTCATTGTTAACTGCTACACAGAAAACTTATTATCAGGAGATATTTTCAAATGGTGATCCAGGCGTAGTAGCAAATGCTAATTCAGAGCTTTCAATTGCATATGGACATTTCGGAGGATCAGGATCTCGAGACTTAACAGGAAATCTTAATAATGATACACCGACCAGAGGTATATATTCGCAATATGCTCAGTTATTATTAGATCCAGGAGATCGTAAATTTACATTCAATGGTTCTGATAGTAATTCAATTTATGTACTTAATTTCAATAGATCACGATTCAGAGAAAGAATAGATGCTGGAAATTTTGAATTGACTCTAGCAAGACTTTCTGGATCAATTGGGCCTGGTCAAGTAACTAATGCAGCACATACCGGATCAAATGTAAAACTTTCTGGTGATGGCAGATATGTACAAATTGTAGATGACTCTTCTGCTAACAATCCTACAGTGGGTCAATTCGGTCCAATATATAACTTAGTATCAGGTACATTAGATAATACCACTCAAGGTCAAGTAATTCATAATCCAGGTAATGAAGTTCATTATGGTTTAATTTATCCACATCTTGGTATTGCAATACTAAATGCAGAACAGTTAGATCGTGATATTTCATTAGGTGGTTTAAATTTCAATTCAGTCACAGGATCACAGATTCAAGGTGATAATGCTATGAAGTTGTTTACTGCTTTATCCAGTTCCAATGATTTAACACCGGTTAACTTTAATGGAGGAATTCAAGCCAGGTCAATGGAGCGTGTCAAAGCAACATATTATTTTGTAAGAGCACGCAATGCAGAATTCAATTATTCAAATAACAAATCATTCACTACCGGATCTGGAGAATTAGCTTATGCAACTTTTGCTGACAATCCTCAAGTTTATATAACAACAGTAGGATTATATAATTCTAACTTAGAGCTGTTAGCAGTTGCTAAGATGAGCCAACCTATCTTGAAAAACTTTACAAGAGAAGCATTGATTAAAGTTAAATTGAATTACTAAAATTTGAACTGATCATGATATGGCAACTATCCCTACTACCTTTGAACGTGTTAGACCTGGAGATGTAAACAATAGAAAGTTTCAGGCGTATAAACATTATGAAGTTAGTTCAGATAATTTTCTAACATCATCTGGTTTCAGTCGCTATGACGCAGTTTATTTAGGAACTGAACATCCTGAAATTAATGTTGGTGACCCTACATATAACTATGCAGTTAACAATGAGTCTGGTGTAAACAAACATGTCATGTGGCACGGACTGGATCACAAATATTATCAGAATCCATTCGATCCAGCTAAATCTAAAGAATTATTTGATATTGAAAATGTTGAAAAACTTTTATGGTATTCTGCTTCGATTTTATCAATACCATATTTCGATATGGGTGAAGGTATAAAAAGAAGTTCTGTAGAACTAACGGCATTCAGTAAAGATATAAATTTAAATATTACTGATGATGGCCATGGTAACCTAAGAGATCAACAAATTGAAACAGCGAGTTTTGCATCAGCAAGTAGATGTATATTACATCTATCATTTAACAATGAATATAGACAGTTCAGATTTCAAGAATCTAATCTTGGAATGGCGACAAAAAAATTCAAATATTTTCTTAAAGGCGCTGATACAGATTTAAATCATCCACAGAAACAAACTGAAACAGTTCATAGTTTCAACAATGTGGAAATTGTAGATGGTGTACGTACTACAGGGGTTGATCAAACATCAGGATTAGCGGCAAGATTTATCAACTCATCATCATTCATAAGAATATCTCATCATAAGGATGGTATACCTGCTTCAAATTATCAACGTAATGCATCAAATTTATTTGATAGATTTGGTAAATGTGACGATTATAGCATTTCCTTTTGGGTAAAGAAAGGTTCCAATGATACAGGAGCATATTCAATTGCTAGTAAAAATGTAGTTAAGCGTGATCATGTTTATGATCCAATAACAAATACAACATCAATACGTGATGTCATAACTGAACCTCCTAACATAGGACAAAATTTTGATAATCATAGAACACCATTTGCTATAGGCGTTGAATGTAATGGTACAGATGAAACAGTATATCATTTTCACTCAAGTAATGGTACTAATTCATTGCATTTATCAGGATCTACTACAACAACAACAGGCGCAGTCAATACAAGTTGGGACCATATCTTAGTTAGAAATAAAAATTCTACAGCAGAATTATTTATCAATGGTATATCTGCTGATTCTGGTATCATACCTCCAGGTAGTGTTGCTAATGATTATGATATCATATTAGGATCTACTGCCGGATTCTTAGGTGTTGCCCCACCGCCGCCATCTGGTTCTATCAATATATCATCGCCTATAACAACATCATTGATTTTACCTAGCAATGTCACTAGATACTGCAATACTGATTTGATTATCAATTCAGGCGTAACATTAACTGTATCATCTAATACAGTATTAATTATTGACAATGATCTAAATATTGCAGATAATGCATCTATCATAGTTGAAGATAATTCAAAAGTATTTGTTGCAAATGATTTGATATTGAATGGGACAGCAGAAGTCGAACTTATAGGAGATGCAGAATTAATTTTCGATGCTAAAGTATCAGAAGATGGTGATGTATTTTACAATCCATATGATCTGGCCGAGTTTCGATTATATGAATATGCTGTAGATGATAATGCTGTTTCATCGTTATCTAATAGGCATTATCTTTCTGGTTCATTATATCAGAGTAATGTAATGGGAAATGTTTTTTATAAAAATGGCGTACTTGTGACAACATCTCCTTTACAAAAACATACTACTGGATCAGGTATATTTCTCAGTACTGGCAATGATTCATTTGATTTGAAATATAGAGGTATACATACTATATATGAAAATGAAGTAATGGTCCGTGTACCTCAAGGAAAAATGAATGTATCACAAAATCCATCAGCTACATTTAGAAAACCTACAGATCAAGAAACACCATGTTTACCTAATGAAAATCAATCAGAGCCAGGTTCATTCCGTAGATCAATGTTTGTGTCTGGAACAGCTAATCCATATATCACAACAATAGGACTCTATGATGAGCATTTACAGTTATTAGCAGTTGGTAAATTATCTCAGGCGTTGCAAAAACGTCCGGATATAGACACTAACATTATTTTAAGATGGGACTACTAAATGGGTTGGAGAAGTCGAAGTAAGACACGACGCGATGCGTTGAAGTCAGGTTATAGATCGGGATTTGAAGTTAAGATAGCTGATCAACTCACTGAACAGAAAATAGATCCAAAAAAGGTTTATGAAACGACAAAAATCAATTATATTGTACCTGAGAGGCAGAGTACCTATACAGTTGATTTCACATTACCTAATGGCATATTAATTGAAACTAAAGGTCGATGGACCACGGAAGATCGCAAGAAACATTTGTTGATAAAGAAACAACATCCAGATTTAGATATCAGGATCATTTTTCAATCAGCAAAAACAAAGATCAGGAAAGGTTCTAAAACCACCTACGGTGACTTTTGTGATAAGCATGGGATTGCATGGTCGGAAAAAGCAATCCCAAAAGAATGGTTGAAAGTTTGACCCGACAAAAAACTTTGAAAAAAGTTGGCAAAAAGGTTGACCTTTTGAAAAATTTTTATTATTTTCAATTAATAAATTTTCATTTGAAAGTTATTGAATAATGAAACATTGATATGTAATGTCAATGCTAATATAATATAATATTAATTATATACATGAGCAGATATGCTGTTATTTCTCTCTTAGACTCTGTGCTCGGTTCTTCTGGTAAACAGAAATCTGACAACATTCCTTATCACTGTCCTTTCTGCAATCACCATAAACGAAAACTGGAAGTCAACATTATCACACAGCATTGGCACTGTTGGGTATGTAATGCAGCGGGCAGAAAGATACATACACTGTTTCGTAAACTGAAAGTAGATAGAAGCAAGTTTGTACGATTAGCTGAGCTTATAGAAGACGTACAGATCAAATCAAAATATACATCTACTAATACTCCAGTAGTTACATTGCCACCAGAATTTAAACCATTATGGAAGCAACGAACTGATCCAGAGTTTCGTAATGCATTTCATTATCTTGCTAAGCGAGGAATCACACTAACTGACATTCTGAAATACAGAATAGGATATTGTGATTCAGGTCAATATGAAGGAAAGATTATCATACCAAGTTATGATGATGCTGCTAATCTGAATTATTTTGTTGCCAGAGCATATTACAAAGATGATACATTGAAATATAAGAATCCATCCATATCAAAGAATGTGGTTGGATTTGAACTACATGTTGATTGGAAACAACCTATTGTCTTAGTTGAAGGAGTTTTTGATGCAATTGCGATTCGACGCAATGCCATTCCTTTATTTGGTAAAACCATATCAGATGTTCTAAAACTGAGACTTGTAGAAAAATCAGTTAAACACATTTACATATGTTTAGATCAAGATGCTCGTAAACAAGCATTGGAAGCAGCTGAATATTTCATGGCAAATGGTATACATGTATATTTTGTTGATCTCCCGGATTCAGATCCTGCAGACCTAGGATTTCAGAAAATACATGAAGTTATAGATCAGACATCAGAATTGTCTGAATTCAAATTAATGGAAGAAAAAATATTATGTACGTTATAAAAACAGACATAAAACAGATTGACAAGATTTTTCACATTGCAGATGTTCATATTCGAAATGTGAAACGTCATAAAGAATATAAGATAGTATTCAAACGATTGTATTCTTATATCAAAAAGAATGCTACACCTAATTCTGTGATATATGTAGCAGGAGATATTGTACATGCCAAAACAGATATGTCGCCAGAACTTATTGACATGGTGTCTGATTTTTTCAGATCTTTGGCAGATATATCTCCTACAATTGTGATCACCGGTAACCACGATTGCAACCTAAATAATTCAGATCGCTTAGACGCTCTTTATCCTATCGTTAAGGCTATCAAACACACTGATTTACACTATCTTAAAGACACAGGTATATATAGATTGGCCGATGTGGACTTTAACGTTATGTCCGTGTTTGACAAACCGGTTGATTTCATAAAAGCTGACAAACTAACTGCTGAAACAAAGATTGCATTACACCATGGCGCAGTCAACAATGCTAGTACAGATGCTGGATTTGTACTGCAAAATGATCATGTCACAACAACCATATTTGATGGCCATGACATGACATTGTTAGGAGATATTCATAAAACGCAATATCTTGATGATGATAAAACAATTGCATATGCAGGTTCATTAATTCAACAGAACCATGGCGAAGGTCTGGTGCATGGTATATTGGTTTGGGATGTCAAAACAAGGACTTCTGAATTTGTTGAGATAAAAAATGATTATGGTTATTACACAGCATATGTAGAAGATGGTGAACTGAAAACAGATATTTCAAATATACCTTTAAGGCCTAGACTGAGACTGAAAGTAAAGAATACTGATGCCGCAGATATCAAAGCTGTTACATCACATATACGCAGCAAATGTAAAGTACAAGATATCACCATACAACGTGTTAATGAGATCAATACCACAAATACTGCCAATAAAATTAATTTCGGTAGTGTCAGAGATGTGGAATGGCAAAACAATGTGATATCAGAATATCTGACAGCTGAACATGGTGTAGATGATAAAATGATGGACATTGTTCGTTATATTAACAGAACTGTTCATAGTAAACTTGTGTTAGACAAACAAGCCAGAAACACTACCTGGGTACCGAAACGATTTGAATTTTCAAACATGTTCAGTTATGGTACTGACAATGTTATAGATTTTGGATCGCTGCAAGGATCATATGGACTATTTGCTCCTAACGCTTCTGGTAAATCTACTTTGTTAGATGCATTGGCATTTTGTTGTTTTGATAAATGTAGTCGAACTAAAAAGGCAGCACATGTGCTTAATAACAAATGTAGTAACTTTCAAAGCAAGTTTGAATTTGAATTAGGTAAACATACTTACTGTGTAGAACGTTCTGGTAAAAAACAAAGCAATGATCATGTCAAAGTCACAGTTAATTTTTATCGTTATGACGTAAATGGTAATGAAGAAAATTTGAATGGTGATCAGCGAGACAGTACAAATAAAAATATCAGAGACTATCTCGGTACATATGAAGATTTTGTTCTAACTGCTCTGTCATTACAAAACAACAATACAGGTTTCATTGACAAAACACAGAGAGAACGTAAAGATCTTTTGTCACAGTTTCTTGACATTGAAATTTTTGAACAACAATATCTGATTGGTCATGAGGATATCAAGGAAACGGCGGCACTGATTCGCGAATACAAAAAGAAAGATCTGTCAAAGGATTTGTCAGACGCAGAATTGGATAGTGAAACATATCAAAAGATTTCTGATAAAATATCAAAAGACAAAGCAGATCATAATGAAATGCGACGCAATCTTAATGAGATAATCATAACATTGTCACAGCAATTATATGAGATCCATGATCTAGAAAATCCAGAAGATATCAAAGAAAAGATTAGATCAATTGATTTAGATCTGGAAAGCAATGACAAACAGATAATCGAACATTCACGTTTCATGGACATGGCAAATGAAAAACTTAGTGAGATTAATTCTCAGTTGTCCAAAATTGATAAATCAGGTTTGCAACAAATGATCAATTTACATGATCAGCGAAGAATTGAATTATCTGATATGGAATATAATCAGATGTCATTGAAAAAGGAAATTGAACATGCACAGCGTATGACATCTAAATTAGATGATCACAAATGGAATCCTGATTGTGAATACTGTATGGCAAATCCATGGTTACATGAAACTAAGACCATTGCAGAAAAATTACCTGAACTTCGGAATAGATTAGGTATAATTAACAATCAAGTTAAACTTGTACAAGATAATCTGAAGAAGATTGATATTGAAAATGTCAAGAATAAATTAATTGAGTATGATAATCTGGAAGACAAGAAAAGAAAAATTCGAGATCAAGTTTACAATGTAAATATTTCATTAGATCAATGTGAACGGCAGAACTATGATTTGAACAGTGAAATGAATTCACTGAATGAAAGTCTAAACAAATCATTGCAACAGATTGAATACATAGAGCATAATCGAAAGCTTAACAATGATATAAATGAACATAAGAATGAATTGGTATTCATTGAACGTGAAATAAACGACATTGATCAGCAACTCATTGATGTTTCCGGTAAGCTAAGCGTTGCCAATCAGAAAATTGCTGACACAAAAGCAGATATTCAACGCTTGAAAGATCTGGAAAAGCAATATCAAGGTTATGAATATTATATGAAGGCTGTGAAACGTGATGGTGTCCCATATTATCTGATATCAAAGGCTCTGCCGAAGATTGAAGCTGAAATAAACAACATATTGACACAGATTGTGGATTTCACTATATTGTTACAAACTGATGGTAAGAACATTAATGCCTTTATAGTATATGATGAAGATAACTATTGGCCTTTGGAACTCACATCTGGTATGGAGAAATTTGTTTCATCATTGGCAATCAGAACATCTCTCATCAATGTTTCAAATTTACCTAGACCGAATTTCTTGGCAATTGATGAAGGATTCGGAGTTCTGGATTCTGACAATCTAAACTCCATGTACATGTTATTTGATTATCTGAAAACTCAATTTGGTTTCATAATGTGTATATCACATATCGATGCAATGCGAGACATTGTAGACAAACTTATTGAAATAAAAAAGACAGGCGGTTATTCAAAAATTCAATATTTATGATAAAGTATCGCAATGTCAAATGTTAGTAATCTTCAAAGTCTACAAAGAAAAAGACCTTATATAGGGCTAAAAGATTATACATCGATTATAAAAGTCGACACTTCAGTGTCTTCAGATCAATACTTTAATGTTTTTGATTTTCCTGATACGTTAAAATCTGGCAAAAATCTTTTTAAGATTAAGGCCAATGCTGGTACACTTGTAAATAATTCAGATATTCATATAGAAATATTAGATTATAATGGTCAGCCAATTTATTATGAAGTTCTTTCATATGCTGAACAAGATGGCTCAAGAGTAGTCTCCATATGGATTTATGAAAATACACCACCCGGTAATGCTACAGTTTACATAGCTGGGAGAGCAGCAATAGATCCTGACACGGGAGCTACTATACCTTTTTCAAATGAATTACACAGTCCAATTAACAAAAATATACCAAATGTTCTTTGGGCAAGACGTGTAACTGTTTCTCCTTATTTAAGAAATGATTCTGAAATAATTTTTATCAAACAACCAAAAGCAGTTGTCAAAGAGACATCGCAAGTCTTTGAACAAGTAACTGGTTTATCAAATGTATTATCATCTGACAAAGGATCTGGCGCAACAGTAAAGATAAAAAGTCTATCTAATCAAAATGTAAATTTTGGGACTTTATCAAATAAAGGAGGTTTACAGGGTCAAGGGTCATTGATCGGTACTAGTAAGATATATGGAAAGGCATTAGCTCAGCAACCTAATATTAAAGTGAGTAGTGACACATTTGGACCTGAAGAGTCTGAATCACAGCCGATAAGTACATTTAATAATGTATCAGAATTGATAATAGAAGGATCACAGTTTTCGTTCAATACTAACATGTTAGGAGGTAAATTTACTATTTTGAATCCTAATATCAATGTCGCTGGTTTAGATGATAATGGTACTAAGATATCCGGATTGAAACTGAATTCAAATGATGAATTAATACCACTATCACAGCTGTCGACTGAGTCAACAATAGTAGACACGACAGGACAGAATCAGACTAGATTATTAAGTGGTAGTATAAATTTTATAATAACTGATATTATTAATTCTAAAAGAGCTAGAGCTGCACAGGTATCTGGTTTCAAAAATGAAACTGATAATACAAATTCTGAATTTTCAATTCAGATAGCTACTATAGATGGAACATCCAAAACTATCAGGCAAACAGAATTATCAAGCAATTTCACAGCAAGTTATTTCAATAAACCTGCCACAGTTACAACACAGCAAACACAATCATTTGCTGCAATTGAATTAACTAATCTATCACCAGCTACTGGAGATGTTTATAAGGTAAAAACATTATTTAAAGCTGCTGGTCTCTTTGGAGATTTCATAGATTTGGGAGATACAATATTAGAAGAGACAGAACTTCTCATAGATGATGATGCAGTGGAAAATACATTATCTGCAGGTGTGATAAAAAATCGTATTGGATATTTTACAGACATTAATGACTTCAATACATACTGGACAGGTTCAGATGATATCAATCCATCGGAAGTTCAGATAACCAATACATTTAATGAAGAACAGCTTATATCTTCTGTTAACATACAACCGGTTGAAGCATTCAATGACACTGATAAGAAATTTGCATATATTCATATCAATGCATCAGAATATCAACCTGCTCTCAAAGCAGACACAACATATGTGTTAAGGATGAAAGTTTTAGCTGTTGATACACCTGAATCAACTGATGTCAATGTAAATTTGCCTAGATTAGATGTTTATATATCTGGAAGCGAAGGTTATTCAATAATACCTGATTACAATGATAGAGACAATAAATACATGTCCATCACTCCAGCTAGCCAGTTGTCAACAACATTGACAGACAGTCTCGAAGATAACAAAAATTTCGGTACAAGGATTGGTTCCATAGAATTGAACGCAAGTGCTAGTATTGATGATGTGAATTTGAAATTTGAAGTTAATAAAGATATAAGTTCTGACATCTTTCTGATAATTAGACGAGGTTCATGGAATGTATCTGACATATCATTGGCATCAGTGAAAGAGTCTGGATTTACTCCTAATTTTGTCAAAATAAACAAACGTATACCTCCAACATATTTCAATACACCTCTCACTTTCAAATTTCAATTCTTTGACTTCAATAACAATTTAGCAGAAAATGATGTCATTGTATATCCTGTTACATTTAAAGGTGAAAACACAGTTATAACTGGTACCAACAATGTATTGTCAGGTTCTCTATTCATTGGATCAGAAGTAGGATCAGGCGTTGAACTCGATGGTAATACCGGTGAAATCAAGGCCGGAGATTTTGTATTAGGATCAACAGGTGTAACATCTATAGGTTCTAGTAATGTTGGATCAATGACTGCAAGTGCAATATTAATGGACCCTGTTAACATAAGATCAGCTGATGGACTAGTAATAGGCGGAGCTGGTGATACTTTTACTACTTCTGGCCCAGCAAATAGATTTACAATAGGGAGTGCAGGTAATATATCAATGTCAGGTAGTTTAAGAGTTAATAATGAAGTAATAACCTTCTTAAATCTTCCAACATCTGACCCTGGAATTCCAGGTAGATTATATAATTCTGGAGGAGTACTCAAAATTTCAATATAAAATTTATTTTGTACTTTGATAAAAATTTCTTATATTTATAGATATGAACTTAGGAAAAAGCATAGCTTCTGCAATTCTGAACGAAGCTGATATACGTGACATAGTTGTGATATATCCGGGTAGGTTTCAACCCATGGGCAAACATCATGCTGAAGTTTACAAGAAACTTGCCAATAGATTCGGAAAAAGCAATACCTATGTTGCCACTTCTGACAAAGTGAAACTGCCTAAGTCACCTTTGGACTTCTCTGAAAAAGAACAAGTGATCAATGCTCACGGTATCACCAATGTGGTACAAGTCCGTAATCCATATCAAGCTAGTGAAATACTTGGAAATTATAATCCTGAAACAACTGCAGTGATATTTGCTGTCGGTAAGAAGGACATGGACGAAGATCCTCGCTTTAGAGTAGGCACAAAACGAAACGGCGAACCTACATTTTTTCAGTATTATGATGATAACAAAGGTAATCTCCAACCTTACACGAAACATGGTTATCTGTATGTGGCACCTCATGTGTCAATCAGAGTACCAGGATATGGAGACATGTCTGGCACAGTACTGAGACAGGTATTGGCAACAGCATCGCCGGAAGAGTTTGAAACTGTGATGGGCTTTTATGATGACAAGATATTCAATCTACTCAGAGATAAATTCAGTGTGTTAGTTGCAGAGCAAATAATTAATTTCATTACTGATACAAAAATTATATCAGAGATATCTCAGGCTAATGGAAGCAAAGCAGATGTTGATGATGGCCCAAGATATTTCTATGGTAATCAGAAAACATACCAAAAGAAAACTGCTGCCATGGCTGAGCGATTAGGATTTTCAGTTCTTAATTATGTATTGAACACTGACAAAGAATTGGAAGATCATAATGATATGTGGCCTAACGGTCCAGTTGATACTGTGTCATATTTTCCTACAGGCGAAGTAGGGGCTATAGGATCTGGTACCAATTACACCAAAGAGCTTAGAGGTACTCCTGGATATAAGCGTTGGCAAAACTATATAACAGATGTAGCAGAACGAGTAGGTTATAAATTTCTTAACTTTCTAGGAGCCGAAGAAGCAATCGATTCCACAGAGAATGAACCAATGACTAAAGCCGAGGCATCACTGACAGAATCACTTACCAAAGAATGGTGGGCTGGCAAATTCAGAACATTAATAACTGAAGGAGGGGCTTCTGGCCATATGAATCATCCATTTGATGATAGAGATCTTACATTTGCAGAAATGAAGGATATGGTTCGTATGTCATTACAAGGAGAGTTGAACAGAGAATCAGATGTCACAGAAAAAACGGATGGTCAGAATCTAAATGTCACTTTCAAAGATGGTAAAGTAGGAGCAGCTCGTAATAAAGCCACCATCAGGCAGCCGATGGACATAGATGCTGTGAAAATGAAATTTGGCGGTAGAGGAGATATATCAGATGCATTTGCATTTGCTATGGAAGATCTGGAAAAAGCAATTCTTGCATTATCACCTGAACAGCGAGATGAAATGTTTCAGAATGGACGTCGCTTTGTGAATCTGGAAATCATATATCCAGCCACAGCAAATGTGATAACATATGGACCAAAAGCCTATTTACAGTTTCACGGTCTCAATGAATTTGATTTGGAATCAGCCACTAAAACAGCATCTTTACCAGAGTATGGTGGTTTGTTACAGAAAATGATATCTGATGTAAATGCTGATACGCAGGAACATTTCAAAATTATACCACCAAAGGTTGTCACATTATCAAAACTTCCAGATTTTGATGAAAAAGAAACTTACTATATTAATAAAATAAATCAGCTTCAGAAAGAATATGGATTGAAAGATTCAGATGAAGTTGTGATGTACCATCAGCGTTGGTGGGAAAATTACATTGACAATCGATTGCCGGATTTATCTACGGAAGAACGTGAAGGTTTATTGCGTAGATGGGCATATGGTGATAAGTCATATAGACTAAATGCAAAAAATATTATCAATCCTGATACTCTTGATCAGGTTCTGCTGATTGATAAACAGGATATTGCTAAATTGAACAAATCCAACATAGTGAAATTTGAAGACATCTTTCTGGAACTTGGCGCAGAAGTGTTAAGTAATGCATCAGAATTTTTGTCAGCCAATCCATCAGACACGGTGAAAGATCTACGTAAACAAATTGCAGATACAGTGCGAGAGCTGAAGGATAGTGATGATCTAGCAACATTAGACAAAATGAAAACTCAATTGAAACGAATTGAAACGGCAGGCGGATTTGAAAAATTGGTTCCTACTGAAGGAATTGTGTTTGTATACAAAGGTAAAACTTATAAACTAACTGGATTATTTGCCCCTGTAAATCAATTATTAGGACTGACAAGGTATTCCAGATAACTACATATTTATATGAAAAACGGAGCATTCGAAATGAATCAAAAAGAAAAAATCTTACGTCAAGAAATAAGACGTATTATTAAATCAACTCTTTCAGAGGGCGATTACAGTAAGAAAAAAGAAGATACAAATGAGCAAGATTTAGGTCGTGCTACATCGACTACTACTGGTCGCATTGATCGATTATTAGATACTCAGTATATGAGAGCATTACAAAAATCATTGCAGGTCGGATCGCCTTCACAAAAGGCTGCAGCAGTATTAATGATCGTTCAGAAACTTATTGGAGATGATACTCAGGCAGTTGAAAAATTAAAAAGAGAGTTACAAACCAAATCTGTACGTTCTGCTATTGTTGAGCCACCAGTAGATGACGCTGTTACGGAAAATGTGAATGAACAAGATGGTTTGAGAGGCGCATTAGCTGGTAAGAAAGAAAGAATGGAAAAGACTCAGGCATTTAGAATGTTAACTAGAGCATTACAAGGTAAGCCTGCGACACAACAGGTTGATTTTGTTTTTGCTATGTTAGATTCTTTACCATTAGATCAAGCTGCTAAAAACAGACTTCGTATGAAGTTCAGATCAGAATTCAAATAATATGTCCAAAAAGTTACAAAACGTTAAAGCAGTTCGAGATCTGTTGGCTGGTAAGCACAAAACTCAAACAAGAAAAACATTTACATTTTCCAAAGGTCCTGAAAAGGATATGGATGTAGTTGAAAGATTTGAGGATGGCCGGCCTAAAGTATGGTATGAGACTGATGTCAAAGGCCATAAACATAAATGGACTCAGAAGGAAGGTTATCGTGTCAAGGAATCAGCAAATTCATTGTTGTCATCTATCAAGGACATTTTAAAAGCTCCGGATAATTGTCCTGAATGTGGTGAGTTCATGAAAGGTGATGAAAAACGTTTGAATTTAAAATTTTATTTTAGTCGTAAAAAATGTTTTTCATGTATCCTCAAAGAAGAGCGTAAAATAAAAGAACAAGGTGAAGAAGCTTGGAATGAATATCAAAGAAAGATAATGTCTGACAATGCTGAGGCCTGGTTCAGAGACTGTGATATAGAAGTTGATATTTTAAAAAATCAGGTTAAAGAAGCTTATTGGCATAATGCAGATGGTAGATCAGATGATATTGATATTTCACAGTTTGTTGAGCGCATGCAAAATGATTATAATGAGTTGAAAGAAAATATTAGAAAAAGTTTAGCAAAACCTACTAATGAAAAAACTCAAGACAATAGTTAATGAAATAATCAACGAACAATTATTATCAGAGGATGATATTGAGACTGCAGAAGCTGATGTTGAAGATACATTAGGCGATCTAGCCCAAGATTTCAAATCAGTTGATTTAGAGGGTGATGATCTACAAAATGAGGCTCTGGGTGCATTGACATTAGCAGGCGTAGCTTTATCATTAGGTATGATTGTGAAATTAGTTGGCAAGTTCATAAACTTGTTAGGTAAAATACCTGGATTGAAATTTTTATCTGGCGAAAAATTAGTTACCATTGGTGAAAAATATCATCATATCATCGTCGGTGCCATTGAAAGGGCTATTATGAAAGCCGGCGTCAAAGACAAAAAGAAAGCACATAAAGTTGCTGAACTGATACATACATTAATTGTAGCAGCATTGTTATTACAAGGAGGTTCATCAGCTTTACAATATTTGGCAAAAGGTAAATTGAAAATGGTAGGTATTAAAACAGCATTAAACGCAATTAAATCAGGCGAAATAGCTGAATACATACAGAAAGTGATACAAACTGTTGAAGATGCCGGAGCCGATCTAATTTAGGATTAAAAAATGTTATGTCAGAAAAGAAATCACTTAAACAAATAATACGAGATGAATTCAAGAAATCGGCTACAGATCCGGTTCATTTCATGCGTAAGTATTGTGTGATTCAGCATCCTACCAAAGGTAAGATGTATTTCAATTTATACCCATTTCAGCAAGATACTCTCAACGATTTCAAAGACAATCGCTATAACATCATATTGAAATCCAGACAATTAGGTATATCCACTCTGTCAGCAGGATTCATTCTTTGGAACATGTTGTTCAAATCAGACTTCAATGTGTTAGTCATTGCAACTACTCAGGAAGTGGCAAAGAACTTAGTGACAAAGATCAGAGTCATGCATGAAAATTTACCAACCTGGATGAAGGGTACTACAGATGAAGATAACAAACTTTCACTGAGATTACGAAACGGTTCTCAGGTCAAAGCAGTTTCATCTACAGGCACTGCAGGTAGATCGGAAGCCTTATCATTGTTAGTTATAGATGAGGCAGCATTCATACGAAATATTGGTGAAATATGGGCATCGGCTCAACAAACGTTGTCAACGGGAGGAGGATGTATAGCATTGTCTACTCCTAATGGTACTGGTAACTGGTTTCACAAAACATGGGTAGACGCTGAGGCAGCTGGGGAGTTCAATCCAATTAGGCTGCATTGGACAGTACATCCAGAACGTAATGAAGAATGGCGCCGTCAACAAACATCTCTCCTGGGAGAAAAAATGGCAGCACAGGAATGTGACTGTGATTTCATATCTTCTGGTCATACAGTAATAGATGGTCCTATACTTCAGTGGTATGATCAGACATACATAAAAGATCCAGTTGAAAAACGAGGATTTGATGGTAACTACTGGGTTTGGGACTATCCTAATTATTCTACTAACTATGTGGTAGTTGCGGACGTTGCACGAGGCGATGGAGCAGACTATTCAGCATTTCATGTTCTTGATATTGATAATGTTAAACAAGTTGCAGAATATAAAGGTAAGATCGGTACTACAGAATATGGTAACATGTTGGTAGCAGTTGCCACCGAATGGAACAATGCACTACTGGTAATTGAGAATGCTAACATTGGGTGGGCAGTCATACAGGTTGCCATTGACAAAAATTATCCTAATCTGTATTATTCATATAAACAAGATGCATATATAGATGAAGATGTGCATTTGGCAAAAGGATATGATCTGAAAAATAAAGCTCAGAAGGTACCTGGATTTTCCACCACATCAAAAACCAGACCATTGTTAATTTCAAAATTGGAAACATATTTCAGAGAGAAATCTCCGGTGGTTCATAGTAGAAGATTGATAGATGAACTTCTGGTATTCATATGGAACGGTTCCAGAGCAGAGGCACAGAGAGGTTATAATGATGATTTGGTGATGGCATTTGGCATTGCATTATGGGTGAGAGACACTGCAATGCGTTTATATCAACAAGGTATTGACCTTTCAAGAAAATCACTTAATCACTTTGGCAAATCATCTGGAGTATATACGTCGACAAAAGATGTGGAGAAAAGTTGGAAATGGGAATCTGGAGATAAGGATAATAACGATCTAACTTGGTTAATTTAATATTTATATAATAAAAACATCATCATGGCTGATAAATCATTACGTGGAAGACTTAATCGTCTATTTTCTACCAATGTGGTAGTAAGAAGAATTTCCAAGAACAGACTCAAAGCAGTTGATACAAATCGTTTACAGTCTCATGGTAACTTATCCAATAAACGATATGTAGACAGATTCTCTGGCTTGCATAGAGGCTTGCCTGGATTTGCTACATCTACATATAATCAGAACGCGAATTATCATGTTTCCAAAATTGAAATGTTTACAGATTATGAAGCTATGGACATGGACCCAATCATTGCATCAGCATTAGACATATATTCAGACGAATCCACAACTAAAGATGCAGATGGAGATGTGTTAACTATAAAAACTGCCAATCCAGAGATTCAAAAGATTTTGTATAATCTGTTCTTTGATATCATGAATGTGGAATATAATTTATGGCCATGGATCAGAAATGCATGTAAATATGGTGATTTTTATCTGCATTTAGATATTGAAGAAGAGATTGGCATTGTGAATGTATCACCATTATCTGCTTATGAAGTTCGTAGAGAGGAGGGTTTTGATCCTGACAACCCATTTGCATACAGATTTGTGTTAGAAGGTCAGAATACTTACAATCATGGTTCAACAATACAGGGAGCATTTAGTCATTTTGAATCATGGCAAATTGCTCATTTCAGATTGATGTCAGATACTAACTTTTTGCCATATGGTAAATCGATGATTGAGCCTGCAAGAAAAATATTTAAGCAGTTAACACTGATGGAAGATGCTATGTTGATTCATAGAATAATGAGAGCACCAGAACGTAGAGTTTTCAAAATAGATGTCGGCAATATTCCACCAAATGAAGTTGATAATCATATTCAGTCTATCATTAATAAAATGAAGAAGGTTCCTTATATTGATGAGAAGACGGGAGATTATAATCTCAAATTCAACATGCAGAATGCCATTGAGGATTATTTCTTACCAGTACGTGGAGATCAAACCGGAACAAGTATAGAGGCTCTGCCAGGCCTAGGCAATGACGGTCAGATTGAAGACATTGATTATCTCAAAAATAAAATGTTCGCAGCATTAAAGGTACCAAAAGCATTTTTAGGATATGACGAAGGTGTTGAAGGTAAAGCCACATTAGCCGCAGAAGATGTTCGTTTTGCACGAACTATAGAACGTATACAACGTGTATTCATATCTGAACTCACAAAGATTGCCATCATACATTTGTATTCACAAGGATTTACAGACGATGATTTAGTTGATTTTGAATTATCACTAACAAATCCATCATTAGTATATGAAAGACAGCAGGTAGAGACATTAGCAGCTAAATTGTCATTGGCAACTGATATGAAAGATTCAGGCCTGTTTTCAACTCAATGGATCTATGAAAACATCTTCAAAATGTCTGATACTGAATGGAAATATGAGCAAGATCAAGTCATTGAAGATTTCAAAAATGATTTCCGAAAAGAGCAGATCAAGTCTGAAGGCAATGATCCTAAGAAAACAAATATGTCTTTTGGCACGCCGCATGATATTGCTTCAATGCATGTCGCTAACAAAGGAGAATTATTACCTGGCCAGCAACAAGAGTATGTTGGAGGAACAGGCCGGCCACCAGAATCACATACATGGGGAACACATAAATCTGATTTTACTAGAGACCCATTATCAATTAAAGACTTATCAAATACTTTCAAA